TCAGGCGACCTTATTAGACTTCCAAACAGGCCGAACCATCGCAGAAGGCGGCATCGCGTCAATTGCAGCACGCAGCACGACAGGCCAGTCATGCGCATCCAGATAATGCCGAATGCCGTTCTTCCTAAGAAAAGCGGCTTGGCGAGCGCGTTGCGGAGTACCGCATAACTCGGCAACCTCACTTCTAGAAAGACATAAACCAGCGGCTGGGGGCATGCCTCGTATTTGTTTTGCTTGCGTCTCAATCATTGTCTGATTCCTGCTCGGTTTCCTCCCCCTCCTTCTTTGCATTAATCTCCTTATAAGCAGCTAACGCTTTAATAAGTTCTGAAAAATTACTCACACATTCATCGGATAACTCGAGTGGCGGGGTGTCTTGATGCTTTTCATTTGATGGGTTGTTCATAACGCTATGGCTCCTTGTGATGTGAGTGGTTTGCCTGTTTCTCTGCGTTTCACCGCTTCCAGCAGCAGGTCCTGTACTTCGCGTTTGGATTCACGGCGGGCCATCACCAATTCATCCACCGTGCCCGCCGCCACGATGTGGTGAATAAATACAGGCCGCGTATGTCCGGCTTGCGCCTGACGTGTCGGCCCAATGCGTTCGATGATCTGCTGGTACTGCTCCAGGTCCCACCAGTGGCCGAAGAAGGCCAAAATATTTCCGCCGTCTTGCAGATTTAAGCCATGACCGGCACTGGCCGGATGGGCGAATAACACGGGAATGTTTCCCGCATTCCAATCGCGGATCGTGTCGGGGTTTTTGTCCAAAGCACGTCCCTTGGGGAAGGCACGCTGCAACCGTGCTACATCACTTTTAAAGTGATACGCCACCAACACCGGCATACCGGCGGCTTCTTCGATAATGTCGTGCAGCGCCTCTAATTTTGCGTCGTGGACGACTTCCCAAGCCTGGCGTGTGTCATCGGTATACAGCGCACCATTGGCCAGTTGCAGGCATTTTATGGTTTTACTGGCGGCGTTAAAGGCTTCTACTTCGGCACCGCATTCCAAGGCGATGAACATGTCTTGTTCCATGGCCTTGTACAGACGTTGCGCATGTTCTGGCAACGCAACGCGAATCGTATTGACAATCGGCTGGCGTAAATCGAAATACGCATGTGGATCAAGTGATAAACAGAGGTCGCGTATCTTGTCTTGGATCTCTTGAGATGCATTTGGCGCGGGCACAAGGCGCACCGCATGCGGATCACTGCCGATCTGCACCGCACGGAACCAGCGATCGATAAACGCTTTAAAATGAGTCCCAAGCCGTGCCCCACGATCCACCATCCACATCAGCGCCCACAGGTCCTGTAGCCCATTCGGCGCGGGCGTGCCGGTCAACCCAATGTAGCGCTCCACCTTGGTATGCACATGCTTGGCCAGTGCGCGGGCGCGCCGTGTTCCTTGCCGCAGCCGGAACCCTTTCAGCTTGGAGCACTCATCGGCGACCACCATACGGAACGGCCAACGGTCCTTGTAAAACTCCACTAACCATTTCAGATTGTCGTAATTAATGCAGTAGATATCCGCGTCCTGCTCCAAGGCGTGGCGACGTGCCGCCGCACTACCCACGACCACGGACACCCGCAGATGGCGCAAATGGGGGAACTTGGCCACCTCATCCGGCCATGTCGTGGCAGCAACGCGCAGCGGAGCAATCACCAAAATAGGCGCAATGTCTTCGACCACCAGGAGCACATCTAACGCCGTCAGCGTTGCCACCGTCTTTCCTAAACCCATTGGCACGAATAGATTGCAGCGTGGGTGCGTCAGGATGAAATCAACGATGGTGTGTTGGTAGGGGCGCAGGTTCATGCCAACGCTCCGTGCAGCGTTTCAGGATGGGCGGGAGGCGCACTGCTATACTCACCATCACATGGAGCTAAAGCGGGGGTATGTGTGACATCCGTAGCGTTCGATACGCTTAAATTTGCGAACCGGCTGAAAACGGCAGGGGTTCCTGCGGCCCATGCGGAGGCCGAAGCCGAAGCCTTGGCGGAAGTGTTGGAAATAAATTTACAAGGCCTTGCTGAGTCTGAATCTAAAAACGGCAAGGCATTAGCGCGTCTTGAAGCCGATATGAAGGAAGGCTTTGCGCAGGTGAATACGCGCTTTGCGCAAGTTGACCAGCGCTTTGAGAAAATAGACCAGCGCTTTGAACAAATTACTAAAGACTTTGCACAGCTAGATAAAAACATGGACCAGCGCTTCGCCCAAGTAGACCAACGCTTCGCTGAAATAAAAGGCGAAATGCTGCTACTAAAATGGATGTTCGGTGTGATCGTCACTAGCCTGGTGGCACTGATCATCAAAGCGTTTTTCTGAGTCACGCCAGCACCTCATCCACGCCTTTCAAGGAATCGACCACGACCACGCGCTGGCCCATGCGACGCAGGCGCTCATGCTCACGGACTTGATGCGGTGTGCACTGCTGGCCTGGGGCTTTGAGTTCCACCCACAGGGTGCGCCCCTCGGGCAGCATGGCGATACGGTCCGGCGCACCGTGGCGGCCACCCCATTTCACCTTGCGGATTTCACCGCCCTTGGCCCTGACCTGGGCCACTAAATAGCGTTCGATCGTCCGCTCACGGGGGATGTTCATCATTGCTTCCTATACCGGTGGGTTTGGAAGCCTTCCGCCGCTAAGGGCAACCCCAGCGCCCAGGGCGGCGGTGTCGCCATGAGTGCGGCCAAGTGCGCGGCATTGAAAGCGGCGTTGTCATCGGCTTCGGTAATAATTTCGTCGTGCACGGTTAAAACGATCTGATACCCCGCTGCTTCAATCGCAGGCATGCAGGCGGCCAACACGTCGCGGCTGACGGCTTGGGTGATGTTCTCGACCAGCTTGCCGCCGTAGGTGGTGATGCGCGTCCATTTTCGCGTCATCGGATGCGTGCCCATGTAGGACAGCGCGCCGTGCTCATCGACTCTGGGAGCGGCGTAGTAAAGCACCCGCCCCGACGGCAGATGCATCCGCAGCCATGCACGGCTGTACTGCATTGTGATACCGCAGCAGGTGTGCGCCGTTTCGGGGTGGCGGATGGCGTCTGTGGCCGCGAACTGCAACGCCTTCCAAAACGCCGCAATGGCCGGATGCGCGTTGCGCCATGCGCGCTTAAACACATCGCACGCCAACCATGCGCGATCTGAGAGGCCGAAAGTGGGACGTTGGTTCGCCTTCGTCCACTGGAGCGCTTCCACGGCCTCCTGAAGCAGCAGGGGTGGTAAGGCGGCCTGCTCGGCCATCGCCTCCAAATCAATGTGATACATGGCCGCAAAGGCGGCAAAGGCCCCGACACCGCCGCCATACCCCAAGGCCAATTCCTGCACTTTGCCAATCTGGCGTTGCTCCTTGGTCACGGCCTGGGGCGCTATCCCGAACGAATGAGCGTAGGCGCGCTTGTAAATGTCGTCCCCTTGGCGGATAGGCTCGTGCTCGGCATTACGTTGCAGGGTGATCGGCGCGCCGCGCAGCGCACCGTGAGTGATGGCCTCGCCGCTGTGCCATGTACCGTCCACCCCTTGGCACGTATCAAAATCACGAAACGCGTGCAGCTTGGGGGTTTCACCGGCCAGCCACGCCAACACGCGGCCTTCAATGTTGGACAGATCGGCCACGACCAGCTTTTTATGTGTTGGTGCAATCAGACAACTGCGTAGCGCGCTGCTGGTCAGCGCCATGACATCGTCAAATACCAAATCCACACAACCGGCTTTCATGGCATCAATACCAACCGCGATCACTGGCTGGCTGAGCGTGGGGCGCGGCAGGTTGTGCGGCTGAAACAGCCGCCCCGCCCAACGTCCGGTGCGACTGGCCCCGTTAAATTGCAGCGTGCCGCGCAGGCGGCCATCGCGGCTGGTGCAGTTCAGTAGCGCCTGGTACTTAGCGGTGCTGGTGGTGCTGGCTTGCCTGCGGATGGACAGCAGTTCGCGCACCGTCTCTGGCAACAGCGGATCATCAAGGCAACGCTCTACCGTGTGTTGCTGCATGTCCGGCAACGCCACGCCGTGCTCGGTGCTCAGGTGGTGCAACAGTGCATCGCGCTGGGTCGCCGCCTGCACCGCCCCGCCAGTCAACGCCTCGGTACGGTGGGCTAATGTGCACTTGGCGCGTTCCACAGCGCCGATGGCGGCCTGCGCCAAGTCCGTATCGACCAAAACGCCTCGGTCGTTAATGGTTTGGTCCAGAAACCACAGTGCAAGTTCCGCCCCTGAGTAGTTGTGGGACGGCAACCGCTTCACCACGTCCCGCATGGCTGCCACATCGCGCCTGGCGTACTCCACAAACTGTGCCCACTCGGTCGGATGGGTGTCACGTGTGGCACGGCGCAACGTGCAGTGGGCGGGGCGCGGTTTGCAAAACAGTGCAATGAGCCGTTTGCCGTCCTTGGCCTTGGCTTGCTCCACAGGAACGCGCAGCAGCTCGCATAACGTGCCTAGCGCCCCAGGCAGCGAATGGGCCAAGGCCTGGGCCATTGAATCGCGCCAGCGCTCCAAGGGGATGTCGATGCCGCAATGGCGTAGCACGGTCCGGTCAAAATGGGAGTTGTGGAAGTACAGCAGCACCGCGGGGTTGTGCAACGCAGCCGACAGCTCCTCAGGCATCGTTGCCGTGGCCGTGCAGTCCCACACCTGCACCGGACCGTTGCCGATCGCGTAAGCAAACAGCAATAGCTCGGCTTGCTCAGCATACGCATGCACGCCATGGGCAATCGGTACGGGGGAGTACGTCTCTAGGTCCCCCCATAGCATCGGTGCGGGTGGCTGCGCGGTAGCCATCTCAGGCGGCCACCTTCAGCGAGTCAAGCACCGTTGGGTTCCAAAGAATTTGGTAGCTGCTGTGCCCGTTGCGTGAGTACGGAATCGCTTCACCCCACACGCGACCGGCTTCGGTTAACTCCCACGCGTCGCGTTCATTACGAAATTGCAGGCCGCTGGAGGCTAGTAATTGGTTCGCCGCCTTGGCCGAGCAATGCAGCTGCTTGCCTAGTTGCGTGGCGTTGAGCAGGCAAAGCGGTTCCTGCAACGCAGGCAATGCACGGCGTATCTCTTCGGTCGTTAAATTCGTGTTGCTTTTGATGCAGGCCAGCGTTGCCGCCGCAGCAATTCCTGGCTTCACCCCTGGCACTGTGGAGATGTATTGGCCGATTAATAGGAGTGCGGCAATGCGATCCTGTGTCGGACCAGGCAAGGTGGGCAGTGCTCCTGGTGTGGAGTAGGTGCCTGTCTTGCGCAGGGTGGGCAGGACTTCCTCAAATACCCAACGCTCGAACCGTTCTGCGGCAGGGAGTTTGCTGCTCACAATCAAGCGGAGCATGTCAGGCTCGGAGATGATCCTGGTTTCCCGCGAGCGACCAAGGCTATCTGGGATTGGGTAACACTTCGTTACCCCTCTGCAATGATCGCCCAAAGCTTTGTTATGGTTGGTGTAACCGAGTACATCGGCAACGTCTTTGCCGACAAACCACACTTCACCGTGATCATCGACCACGGTACGCACGGCTTGCGATTCAAATTGGAATGGAGTGATTGCGTTCATTGTGTGGTTCTCTGTGTGTTGGAAGGGAGTTGAGACGGAAGGCGCGTGATGCAGCGGGGTAATGTGTTGGCCCGCTTTGAGGGCTGCGGGCAGCGCTTCACTGGTGAGCCATCGCTGAAAGCGTTTGGCGGTGTCTTTGGTGCTGCCGATGAGCAGGGCGTACACCCCTGAGTCGTTCAGATAGTTGGCGTGTTGGAGGCCACGCGCCGTAAAAGTGCCCAGCTTCCGAACGTTTTCTATGTCCACATGCTGAGCAAGTGCAGCACGCGGATTTAACAACTCCAACGCTATGCAAATGTCATTGGCGTTAAACCATCGCCGCTCGTGTTCGTCGACCTGGACACGCACGGCGTGGGATTCAAACTGAAGATGAAATTCAGAGGGTGCATTCATGATGTTGTCCTTACGATGCAAGCCGGTGGAGGGCGCGCGTTTCTCGGCCCTGCCGTTTCGTGTGCTGCCAGTGGTGTGAATCCGATTCACCCCCACGACATGGCTCCTTCAACATCCATCACCTCAGCAATGGCGCTCAGGTCCTCGAAGTCCTCCACGCTGGCCACACCGCCTCCAGCGAACGCCTCGCCATCACGCAGGAACTGCACGCCACCCAGCGAGGCGTTAATCCGCTTGCCGTAGTTGTTATCCTGCGCCCAGAGTTCTATGTTGGCGTTGACGTAACATCCGGCATACGGCCTGCCGTCCTGCGCGGTGAGCGGGGTCCGGTCACGGTCGATCACCAGCACCCGGGACTTGTTACGCGCAGAGACGTATAGGTGCCCTGCAAACCCGTCATAGCTGGCTTTCAGGTCGCCATCATGCAAGGCGACTCTGTCGCCCATACGCATCTGTTTAAGCTGGGCCGCCGCCTTAACGCCCCATTTGTCATTGGCCATCTTGTCAATCGCCTGGTTAAGGGCTTTGACTTGCGGGTCGGCAGGGTCGATGAGGAAGCAGGCCGAGAAGGCGGCCTCACCTTCACCATTGACTTTCTTGGGTTCAAACAACACGGGGAAGGCTAAGCGCACGTTTTTAGGGTGAGTTTCATTACGGTGTCTCCTGAGATTGAAGTGAGGGTGCTGTGTCTGGGAGTGGGGGATGGGCATGTCGCTCAAGTCCTGGAAATCCGTCGCGTCTTGAAGGGCGAGCGGGGGGCGTTTATCCGATGTGGGAACAACAACGGGCGTCCCTGCTGCCCTATGAATGAGCGGTTGGAGCTTTGGCCACTGGCGATCACCGATGACTCCGGCCTGATGGAGTTTCTCGGCGGTCGTGGGGCTGATGAGAGACACGTCGTACATGTCTTTGAATTTGATGCGCAGCTGTTTGAGCATGGCTTCAGCGGCGGTCATGTCCGCCCAACGGCGCGCCCCTGTCGGCCTTGAACCACCTTGTATCCAGGCACGGGCTGGCCTGAAAGCAACTCCGCTGCTGCCTTGGCACGGACAGCTTTGCACCAGGATTCGATTAACTCTGTTGCGCCAAACAGGCAGGCCAGCGTGGTGTTATCAAATGTGCGCAGGGCCGCGTGGCTGAGCTGCGGGACAATGGGTTTTGTGAGATCAACAAAATCATCTGCCACCGTGTTCAGTACATGCGTGGCCAACGCAGGGCAGCTCGCTTTGGCCTTGCAAAATCGGCATGGTTTTTCTGCGGGGCCGAAATACTCTGAAGGTAATTCGCCTACGTTGTTGTAGTGCCACATCGCAGCCCTACACCGCGCTGCGCCTTGCGCAACCTTCTGCCTAAAATCCTCCATCTGGGGGAGGGTGCCCACCCACTCATCGGCATGTCCGAGCCGTGGTTGCACGATCACTAGCCGCACGTGCTGGAAGGCTTCCACCCCTGCAAATTCTTGCAGCGCTGCCAGCGCATACAGCTGCAATTGCTCATTGCCTTCGGCGAAGACTTTGACGCCTCTGCCGTATTTGAGATCAACGATGGTCAACGCATCCCCCGCTAAAATCACCATATCAGCGGTGCCTTTAGCGCCTTGCTCCCCAGTGATGGAGGCAATGCGTAGGGGCTGCTCGACCAGGCGCACTCCCGCAATGGCGCGTACATAGTCCACATACTCCTGCACGTACGCCGCCATCTCTGCGGTGACTTCCCAGCGGTGGCCGTTTACCTCATGGCATGCTCCCACGTACGCGCTGGCATCGGAGCCGGTGCGTAATGCGTCGGCAGCCACTGTATGGGCCACGGTGCCTTCATCGGCAAATGGGCTAGCGTCGTCTTTGCAGGTGCGCGTTAACGGAACGCTTGCCGGACAGTGCAACCAACGATGCGCACTGCTCGGGGATAACATGGCGTGCTGGCTCATGTCTCACCGTCTAAGGGCAAACCGCGTTCGTGGGCGCTGTAAAATCCTTCGATGCGCTCCATCAGCGTTGGGTACAACTCCGGAGGGATTTGAGAGAGGCCAGCCACGCCAAATGACTTCAACACGTCTTTGGCGTATGTATTGCCAAGCTCTTTAGACAGGGCCGTTAACGCCTTCGCCGCCTCAAGATACCCAGGCGTGCTCATAACGTCCGTTGTGCTCTGAGCAGCAGCAGGGTTGGCCGCCGGTTGCGCCACATCCGTTGGGGGAGGAGGTGCCGCCGGTGGAGGGCTAGGGGCGTTATCGCTGCGCGGTGTATTGTCAAACACAGGTTGCGCGGGGCTGCTCGTGCTGCGGGGCGGGTTAAGCACCGCTAACACAGCGTTTAATTGGGCCTGATCGGTAATCGTGACGGTGATAGGAAACATGGGTTTTTTTCTCTCGTGTGTGGGGTGTTCCGTTCCGCTGTGTTATTCACTCGCATCACTGGTGTGAATCCCGTGGTGTAGCAATGCCGAATGCGCGCGCTCCAGTGCGTCACACACCGCTTCGTAGTCGTCGAGCAAGCCTTCAAGACGCAATAGCAATTCGCTTTCCACAGGCGTAAAACACTCCACGGCTTGCCTGGTTGTTAGGTCGCTTACAAGTTCGCCATCACTGAGCGAACGCATGAGTAGTGCTGTCGGCATGGGAGGCGACATATGAAAACTCCTTCCCGAAAAACGTTCGGGATTAGTGTTTAATCAATAGGGATGAAAGCGTTTTGGCGGCTTCGTAGTGCGCGCGGCGAACGCGGTAATTGGCGATGCGTAGTGCATTGGGCATTGCTCGGGTATCGCGCAAAATGCAGTGGGCTAATCCAGGGTGTGCGTCGTAGTTGCAACGTGCAGCGTGTTGTTCTTTCGGTGTGCGATAGCAGTTCATGAGTAGGTTTTCCCTGTGTCAGATCACGCCGCACGTGGCGGGCTGGGATGGGTGTTGTTTCGCATCGATTTGCGGTGAATGGCTGTGACGGCAATAACGGCTGGGAATCCAAAGCGCCGGTAGGCGTCAGACTTAGCCTCAACAGTTTTCTGAAACAGGCCGGTGTAGGTGTACACACCCTGCTTGGTGCGTGCGGTGATGGTGCAAGGAATCATGCGTATTCCTCCTGCATGACATCACCCCACATCGTGTGAAAGCATTCTGATTCGTGGCGCATTTCTTCCTTGATTTCCTGCTCGGCGAGAAGATGTAATTGCCTCAGGCGTGCGAGTCCTTGCACTTGTGCTAATGCATACATACGGGTTAATACATCGCTGTCGATTAACTGATCCGAAGGCAGCGCATGTAAATCCGCTAAAACAATTTCCATCTCTTTGTAATGGGCCGCAGACAACGTACCGGCTACCCATTCATCGGCTTCTTCGATTTTTTCCGGATCGCTCAAATAGTCTTGAACGCGAGCATCGACCTGTTCTGCGAAATACTCTTTAGCATCGTCTTGCGGTGGTTGCAGGCGTGGGTCGTTGTAGCTGCTGTAGCCAATGCCAGTCATGACTCACCTGCCTTTGGTGTAGCAGTGGCGTCAGTACGCATCTGGCCACGGACAGCGCGGACGTGAAGCCAGCTACGGCGGTCTTCTATTCTTTTATTGCCAGTACCGAACTCAAAAGCCCATGCTTTGTTTTCCGGTTCTTGTTCGCACGGGGTGCAGGTCCAGAACCACTTTTCATTAGCAGGCCAACAGGTATCTACGAGGCCAATAGACATCGCCTCTTCAATCTCAGGCACCCGCCAATCTGTGTGCCCACCGAGGGTTAACTCGCGGCAAACCTTTTTCGCTCCTGATCTGCTAAGCATGTTCCCGAATCCTGCGGCGTGGCGGCTATCAAGGGCGTGTGCTGTCCACTCAAGCCCTTTATGCTCATCACGCGTAATGATGTGGTCGCCGTGTTCGTCGTAGATTTTGGTGAACCTAGCGCCCCCCGGGGTGGGGGCGTTTTCGAGGGTCGCGGTGCTCATGCGGCCACCTCTTTACTAGCGTCCTCAATCCCTTTTTTTGCAGCTTCAAATATGGAATTGCTGTGAGCTTCCTGCGCTTCATAAGCCGCCTTCACCTGCGGATATAGCGGGTGCTCCGGCCCTACGTTTATACGGCGCTCGACATCCGAGAACCTGATAACCCACTTTTTTATATCGCTTTGCGGGTCATTCTCAAACCATGAGCAAACGAGCGGGCTAAACTTGCCGGAGAGAGGCTCAATAATGGCGACTGTGCAACGGCCTTTAGGGTCTGGGTATGTGAAATCGAGAGACTCGAAATATAAAACCTCCTGGAGCTCCGCGCCTTCCTCGTCCTGAATGCCGTTCCAATAAAACAACGGCGCTTTTTTAGTTTCTGATGCGGCTGGGGTGGGCTGTACTTCTTCATCGTCGGCGAGCGTCGGCCACTCAATCCCCATACACGAATCACGGGTGCTGATGCGCTTGCCGTGTTCGTCGTAGATTTTGGTGTATCGTAGGACCTCCATAGCGTCGGCGATGGAGTTTTCTTCGGGAAAGGTGCTCATACGGCCACCCCCATGCTTTCAGCGGCAGCTTCAGCGGCTTCGTATGTAGCTAAAGCAGCACGAGCAGCAGCAAAAGCAGCATCACGCGCTTCTTGGTCTTTAGCGGCGTCGTACGCAGCACACGCTTCTTTTTTAGCGGCTTCGAGCGCAGCACGAGCAGCATTACGCTTTTCTTGTCGTTTTTTCTTCGATGCAGCGAGCTGCGCCGCAGATCGATTACGCACCGCCTCAAGGGCAGCTTTCGCTTGCTGATACAATGGATGCGTTGTGGCAACAGTGAACTTATCGTCGTCAAAATAATCTGTCATCACGTCGGTGCTGTTGTACACCTTAAAACAGGCATGCACTAAAGGGCTAAAGCGTGTGTAACGCGTGGCGATTACACTAATTTCCGAGTTATCCCTGTCGTGCGGCTTTTCGTAGGAGTAATCGGCATGCTGCAACTTCCCGCCTTTCTCATCCCGAATGCCGTTCCAATAGAACAATGGCGCTTTTTGAGTCCCTGATAAGGCCTTGCTAACCTGGGGCTGGGCTTGCTCGCTAACGTTTAATGTCATTTCAATATCTCCTGCCCCTGTGCCGCCGGTTGCGGGTGTCGTGGGGCGATGGAGTTAAGATCACATATCGTGATCTAGTTGTCAACACATTACGTGATTTTTAAGGGCGCGCCGTTATAAACCCTTGCAGGCCACAGGGGTTTAGGTAGCGGTTAAGAACGGCCAATACGCTAAAAGGGGTTAAATACCGCCGCCGCCGCCCCTGTTAACCACGCGGCCAAGTATTTGAATTGTGTCCATCTCGCTAAGCGGTACGATCTCATCTTTATAAACACGATGGCCTTCTGAGTCCCTGTTCTGGTTGTCGCTGACGATACGTAAACTATTGTTGCGTAAGGTGTATAGTCGTTTTACCTTTGCTTCACCACCAATGGCGATGGCGTAGACTTTCCCGTCACGGATACGTGTGTCCGCAAAATTAACCAGCACCCAATCGTTATCAAATAGCGTGCGTTCCATGCTGTCGCCGTGCACACGCATCAGCTTCACATCTTTTGGGTTGATATGGGAGCCACGGAACCAAGGCAGGGGGAAAGGCATTCGGGATTTTGTTTCGATGAATTCAGGGACTAAGATGCCGCTGCCAGCGGAGAGCACCACATCGACTTCATCAACAACTACGTGGGCTTCTGTATCTAATTCCTCATCGTCATCAATTGCTTGAACCTCGTACGCATCAAGTTCTACAGGCTTAGAGATGGCTTGCACATCTTTAAGTGCACACCCTGGTGGTGTATCCCCTATAAGTTCTGCTTTGGTTACACGCAATGCGCGTGCAAGCGTTTCAATGTCATTGAGCGATGGCTCACGGGCACTACGGCCTCTTGATTCGTAATTAGCTATGCGACTTTGCCCCCAATCACAAGTGAGAGCTAGTTGTTCTTGGGTAAGCCTGCGTTCTTTTCGGATGCGGCGGAGGTTTTCAGGGAAGCTCATAGGGGTATTATTCACGATCTGTGATATTTATCTAACACGATTGGTGTTGACTGATAGATCACGATATGTGATCTTATGGGACATGAACGCTATTGACATCGCTGTTAAGGAATTCGGGAGTGTTAACGCGCTTGCTGCATCTCTTGGTGTAAGGCAGAGCGCGATTAGCAATTGGCGTGCTCGTGGCCGAGTGCCAGCGGAAAGATGCATCGTCATTGAACGTGTCACCAACGGTGCCGTTAGCCGCTATCAACTGCGCCCCGACATCTTCGGCACTCCCCCCACAAATCACAGGCAGGAGGTGTCCGATGCAGCGTGAGAAAGAAGTATTTCGCATTGTGTCGACAAATGGCATACCGAACATGAATCCCGCATTCATGAAAAAGACCATTCCGCCGAAAGAAGCACCCATTAGCGCAGTGGAGTTGGAGCGTCGAATCTCATTTTTATATGACAGGGTTTCAAACTTGTTTACACACATTTCGGACCTCCAAATTAGAACTATGGCTAACCAAGAATCTGCTTTTGCCAGAGAACGAGAAATCAACAAGCGAATAGAGATGCTTAAAAGCGAAGTAGATTTTTTGCTGATACATAAGCAAGCAGAAGATTGTAAGAAGCATCAGGTTTCTAACTAATTCCACGGCTCGGTGTCCTGGTGATGTCGAGCCACTTTTATAACCCTGTGAGTGTGCCCCACGCTGTCCCGCTGAGAGGTAATGAGAGTGACAAGCCAGCAAATCCCTTTGTTTTATGACTCTTACGAGGATGCGATCCGCGATTGTGTGACCGCACTTGGCGGATTCAAGAAGGTAGGGAATATGCTTTGGCCTGCCATGCCCGCCGATGATGCAGGGCGCAAGTTATCTGCTTGCCTCAACACGGAGAAGCGAGAAAAGCTCGATCTGAGCGAATTACGTTTGATCCGACTGGAAGCACGCAAGGCAGGCGTGCACATCCTCGCGTACTACGAAGCACGCGATGCCGGTTACTCAGAACCACAGCCGTTGAACCCTGAAGATGAAGCCGCACAGTTGCAGCGTGAGTTCATCGCCGCTGTGAAGGGCTTAGAAACCTTACAAGCGCGCATGGCGCGGACGGTGATATGAGCTTGACCACTGCCCACCGCTGCGGTACCGTCTTCGGTAAGGAGCCTAAGAACTCCGGACAAAGCGGTACCCGCACCCGAAACCCATGCGGTTTTTTTACGCCTGCACGTTTTACGTCGGGAGGGCGGCAGCGATACAAGACCCTTTGGGAAAAGCTGCCCGCCGTCTTTGTCCGGTTTCTTAGCCTCCCGACACCCACAGGTGCGGCGCCTAGGAACGTCTCCCTGTGGTCACCTCTCATGACAAAGGAGACGTTTTTATGACGCAGTTACCTGCTGCCGTGTATTTTTCCGGCAAATCCCTTTCCATTATTGACCGTGACGGTGTTCCTCACCTGACGGCTGCCGATCTGGCACGAGCTTTGGGCTATGCCGATGAGCGTTCCGTTTCACGTATCTACAACCGTCATTCCGAAGAGTTCACCTATCAAATGACCTTGGTGGTCAATTTGACCACCAAGGGGTTTGGAAGCGGTAACTCAGACAAACCTGTCCGACTCTTCAGCCCTCGCGGCTGCCACATGGTGGCGATGTTTGCTCGCACTTCAGTTGCCGCCGCGTTTCGTCGCTGGGTGTTGGATGTGTTGGAATTCATGCCCTCAATCCGCAAGACGGGGGGTTATTCCGCTTCGCACCCTCCTGCTGTCACTTTGACAGAAGTAGAGGCATTCCGTTTGTACGCATTACTTAGGATGGTCGCGGGGCATCTGTCACGGGAACGCATCGAACCGATTGAACAAGCCTTGCGCTTGATGCATTCGCCGTTAGCCGGTGCGGTGAGTGATCTGTGGCGGGAGGTGGGTCCGCGTGCTAAGCGCATGGAGAATCTCGCTGGGCGTTGCCGCAGTGCCTCCTACGGTTTGCGCTAAGCCATCCGGCTGTCTGTCTGGCCGTACTCCTTAATTAGTAAGGAGTGACTCCCGAATCATTAAACCACCCCCGCAGTTAAAAAGGGCGGGCTGAGGGGGTGGCCTCAACTCGCCCAAAACAAAGGTGAAACTCAACTATGAGAGATTCTATCACGGTTCTAAAACACCCCGTAAATACCCTGGCCAAAACATGGCGCGCTGATGGCTCGGTGAAAGCCTACGACAACGCCAAGTTCTTCCAGGTGGAGCAACGACCGCTCAACAATAGTCGCGAGCTGTCTGCACTCCTCACGGAGCTGGAGAAAAACCCGCATGCCTGCGTGATTCGCGGGGCGTATGTGGGCGATGCCAAAGCCGCTGCGCTTGATACTGAGTTCCAGAAAGGAAAAGCACGGCGCATTGCCGAGCTGTACGAGGATATCCCGCATCACTGGATGCTTGTTGAGATCGACAACTTCTACCCACTGCGCCGCGATCCGGTGGCCGATCCGGTAGGGAGCATCGACGAGTTCCTCAGCGACCAAATGCCCTTGGGTTTCTACGGCGCGGATTACCATTGGCAGTTATCCAGTAGCGCGGGGCGGCCTGAGTGCGCAGGGAAGCTAAAAGCCCATGTGTGGTTTTGGCTGCACAGGCCGTACACCAGCGCACAGCTCAAAGCCTGGGCCGCTGTCTGCGCTCCAGGGCTGGATGCTTCTGTATTTAATACGGTGCAAATCCACTACACCGCCGCCCCTGTGTTTGAAGCCGGTGTGACCGATCCAGTTCCAGTGCGTAGCGGCTTTGTGAAAGGGTTTATGGAAGATTCTGTGATGCTGGAGATTGATGCGGCGATACTGGAAAGCGCCAAGACTGAAGGTAAACCCAGCCGCCAACACAAGCTCATGGCCGCTGCTGCCAACGACCCTGTGGCCGTGCATCTTTCGCACTTCTGGACGGTCCTCTCCACAGCTAAAGAAGGGCAGCTGTTCATCACCTGCCCATTCGAAGCACACCATACGCAGCCCTCCAGCCCCACGTCCACGGTGTATTACCCCGCGCACACCGGAGGCTATGCCAATGGCGCGTTTGTATGCCAGCACGCCCACTGCCGGAATAGGACGCAAATAGAGTTCCGGCAAGGGGTGGACTATGCCGAGGAAGAAGTATTAGACCATGGAATAGACGAAATGGATGTGAACATGTTCGGCGTGACCACGAAAGAACACACCCCCACGGACGACATGATCATTAGTAGACTTGCCACAACAAAGGAGCTGACAACGGACAAAGCGAACGGCGCTCGCATCGTCAAGCATTACGGAAAACAGCTAATGATTGTTGCCGGTGATTGGTACACCTGGAACGGGGAATATTGGAAGAAGGGCAAGGCAGAAGCGTTCCAAGTAATAGACGAATTCCCGAATGCCATCCGCTACGAAGCAGAACAAGCAGCGCAAGCAAAAGACGATAAAAAAGCTGCCCTATTGTACAAATGGGTTAAACAGTCCGAATCGACTTCCAGGCGGAACGCAGCAGTGGAATGGGCTTCAAGCCACCTCACCGTAGGACCACAGCGACTAGATAGCAACCCTTGGCTATTGAACTGCGCCAACGGCACCGTTGACTTGCGCACGGGGGAGCTGTCCCCACACCGCCGCGAAGATTGCATTACGCGGGTCGTTCCCCTTAACTACAACCCAAACGCCCCCGCGCCTGTCTTTAAAAAGACACTGGAACGCATTACGTGCGAAGAGGGGCAGGCCCACCAGCCACTCAGCAAATTCCTGCAACGCTGGTTTGGGTACTGCGCCACCGGAGAGGTGCGTGAACAAAAGTTCGCTGTGCTGTACGGGGATGGCGCTAACGGCAAAAGCACGTTGCTGGACCTAATTATGGGGGTTCTCGGTGGCTATGCGGGCGTGGCCGCCCCTGGGCTGCTCATAGGCAATAAAAGCCAACAGCACCCTACCGCCGTTGCCGACCTTTTCGGGCGGCGCATGGTGACTACCCACGAATCAGGGGACGGGGAAGCATTGCGGGAAGACTTCGTGAAACGAGCCACTGGCGGCGATGCGCTCAAGGCGCGCTATATGTACGGTGAACTCTTCGAGTTCCAGCCCACGCACAAGCTGCAATTACTCACTAACCATAAGCCTGTCATTAAGGGGCAGGACAGCGGCATCTGGAGGCGCATTATGCTCATTCCGTTTAAAGCGAGCTTTGACGCCGCTGAGGGCGAGCCGACGCGTAGCTATAGGTACCTACGGGATACGGGGATCGCTGAGAAGCTGGCCGCTGAACGAGAAGGCGTATTGGCGTGGCTCGTAGCAGGGGCTGTGGAATGGTACAAGAACGGACTGAACCCTCCTGATATTGTGTTGGACGCTTCGGAGGAATACCAGTCGGAGCAGGACCGTGTCGGCCAGTTCATTGATGAAGAATGTGAGACAGGAGCTGAGTACGAGGAGAAACTCAGTACCCCAATGGGCGGTGGCCTCTACCCAGCATATACGCAATGGTGTAAGGCCAGCGGCGTTTACACATTATCCAAAGTCCGTTTCCTTGACGGATTGAAACGGTGTGTACCTGGGTTTAAGAGGAGGGACGTAAAGGAGACGGTTGGGGTTGGGAAACGCTGTAATTTCATAATCATCCAAGGGGTAAGGTTATTAAACGCTGACATATAGCGTCGGACCTGCTCCGTTTAAGTGTAGCGAACCCGCAAAATCTGTGGGTTCGCCTTTTACACCTAGGCACATTTTGAGAAAGGCTAGAGGTACAGGGAGGGTGTCCTCTTGTCCTATCTTTTAACCCCCTTTTTTACCTTATATATGTAAAAAAAAAAAGACATAAAAGAAGGTTAAAAAAGGGGGGTGGATAGTGGACAAGAGGACACCTATTCCAATCATCCATCCCCGCACCGTACATCTAGCCACTGCCACACCAACGGGAGAAAGCGCCGCGAAGAATAAACAATCTTCTTTATAATCAATGGGTTATAATAGTCCCCATGCTTTTTTGTGATGGGTTAGTGTCCAATGCAAACAACATGCCTGCTGCAACACTCCAATCCGCCTCGCTTGCTGGCGCGTTTGCCTTTGGGTGGGAAGCCCTGCGTTGTGGGATGGGAGGATGCCGTAGGGGTCGGCGTGAGGCCCACCGTCGCTACAGAGTTGCCTGCCAGTGTGCAGGAGTTGGCTGATGTTATCGGACGGAAGCAAGCGTTAACCTTGATTGGCCAGTTGCCGCGTACGTATCCCAAAGGCCGCCGCAGCGGCAAGGTGATTTTGTATGTCCCTAAGGCTTTATCGCCCCATCACCGGCTGGTATCCATTTTGGGATGGGAGGATGCGCAAAAGCTGGTGGATGTTTTCGGCGGGGAGATTTTGCAGCCAGCCAATTGCAATTACATTGCCCGCCATGCGCGGGATTGTGCTGTTGTGGAGCTTTTGCGTAGTGGCGTGCCCTTTGATGTCATTGCCAAGATATTTGGGATCAGTGTTAGGCACGTCAGGAATTTCGCTGCCGGTATTCCCCCGCACCCGCCACGGAAAACCTGTCACAGGACGTATGCCCAGGATACACGCAGGATGAGCGGCAATGAATGTCTCCGGGACTTGTCATGCAGACCATTGGTGAAGAAGGCATTGCACTGATCAAGTTTTTTGAGGGTTGCAAGCTGAGCCCGTACACCTGTTCTGGTGGTGTGTTGACGATTGGCTATGGTGAGACGGGCAAGCACGTTGTGCCTGGTTTGCGGCTTGCCAATGAGCAGGAAGCCGATGCGATATTACGTGCTCGATTAGCCAAAGAGTTTGAACCGGCTGTACGGCGTTATGTGCGTGTGCCACTCAAGCAACAGCAGTTCGATGCGTTGGTGTCGCTGAGCTTCAATATTGGTGTGGGCGCGTTTCACCGCTCGACGCTGTTACGCAAGCTTAATGCCGGTGATGTTGCTGGTGCGGCGGAGCAGTTTCATGTGTGGAAATGGGCGGGCGACAGTATCCAGCAGGGTTTAATCATCAGACGTGCCGCCGAACGTGCATTGTTTGAAGGCGGTGATTGGCGTGCTGAAGAGAAGAAACGGCGTGCTGCTTTAAAGGGTCGCCGTGATTGATCCCTCGGCCATGATGTCCTGGTGGAAAGAAGCGTTCTACACGTGCCTTGCGATGGTGGCTGGGGTACTTGGCTACTTAATGCGCACGCTCGACAACGGCGAGAAACCAACGTGGGCGCGTGTGCTGATCGAAGCCAGTGCGGCGGGGCTTGTCGGGCTGTTTGCAATGTGGGTGTGTGAATCGCTGGAGTTAAGCCAGCAACTGACGGCAGTCACAGTGGGGGTGTTTGGTTGGCTTGGAGCCTCTGCCAGTTTGGACCTGATTCAAAGCTTCATTGTCCCCAAAGTGGGGGGCGGGAGAAGGAGTTCGGATGATCGTTAATACACTGCGCCGTGTGTGGCGAGGTTTGCCCAGTGTGCGGCTGCTGATTGAGTACATGATGATTGGTGCGTTGGTGGCGTTGGTTGCACATGCAGTGCTGGCCTGGTCCGAGCGCAGTCAATTAGCGCAACGTGCGGCGCAGCTGGAAGGCCAGTTAGCGGCGGTGGAAAGCACGTTGGATGCGCAGGTTGCGATCAACACGGAGCAAGACGCTGCGCTTACGCGGCTGCGTGCGTTACGGGAGATCGACAGGCAGGCGATTGCGGGGCTGCATACGGATTTGAATCGGATCACGTTGCGCGACCGTGCATTGCGGCAGCGCATGACGCATTTGGAGCAACACAGCGATGAGGCGAAAGCCTTTCTGGATATTGATGTGCCTGACGTGCTTGGGTGCCTGCTCGACGGGGGGTCCTGTCAAGCCAGTTATCGTCACGCAGACCCGCGTTGAGGTGATCACCCCGCCGCAGGTGTTGTTGCAACCGTGTGAGGAGCCGCCATTGCCGCGTGTAGAGACAGTCCGCGACGTGCTGAATCAGACGCTGGCATGGCGTTTGGCGTATGAACACTGTGCGGCGCAAGTGCGCTGTGTTGCGGCATGGGTACAGGCGACACAGAGGGGGCAGCCGTGGTTCTCAGATGGCTGTGGAATGGAAGACAGCGATACACCGTCGTGACCATGGTGCAATGGCATCTGATGGCTATAGAGGCGTCAAATGAGCGAATTTAGCTGCAATTTGACAGATTTTCACGGGTCCTTCCTGATGGGGGAGCCCTGCGGGGTCGAAACTCCGCGGGGTTTGCATTGTGCGTGGTGTTTTGATTCTCACTTGTTGTTTATATCGACCGATGGTTTTACAGAAACAACAAGGAAAACAGGTTAATCGTGCAGGCCTTTCGGAGATATTCGGTGTAGCATTGCCGACGGTCGATCAGTGGGCACGTAACGGCTGCCCGGTCGTGAAACGCGGTGGACGTGGGCGAGAATGGACGTTTGACACGGCTGTAGTCGCCCGCTGGTTACGTGACAAAGCCGCAGAAGAAGCGGCGGGTGGAGCGGTGGCCGATATTGAAGAATGGAAGCGCCGTAAGATCGCCGCTGAAGCGCAACGCGAAGAGTTGCACTTGGCCGATGCAAAAAAGCAGGTTGCTCCTTTGGAGCAGCTGGAAAAGACATTGGCCCGCGTATTCGCGCAAGTGCGTGCCAACCTGCGCACTATTCCAGGGCGGACCGTCGCCCTACTACTGGGTGAAACCGACGAGCGCCGATACAAACGCGTACTGCTGCAAGAAATCGATCAGACCTTAGAAAATCTCGCGTCCTTAGACCTGACCCAAGAAGACACGGACCCCGACGAAGACGAGGAAACAGACGATGTCTGAAACCTTAGGTATAGCCGCCCTAGAAAACCAAGAAGGCGTTGACCAGATGATCAGCAACGCCTTACAGATGCTGCGGCCGCCCCCAGCAATGAAGCCTTCCGAATGGGCACAGACACGCATCCGCATTCCTGAAGGCAACGCCATACCTGGCCCCTTGCGCCTAGACAACGCCCCCTACCAACGCGAACCCATGGATATGCTGGTGGACCCGGACTGCTACCGCGTCACCCTGAAATGGGGCGCACAAGTCGGTAAAACCATGCTGGCCTTATGCGTACAAGGCTACTGCATCGAAATGGCCCCCCGCAGCCAAATGATGCTGCAACCCTCACAAGGCGATTTACAAGCATGGCTAGAAACCAAATTCTCCCCGCTGATTGCAGCCAACCAAGGATTGCAACGCCTTATTGCAAAACCGCGTGGCCGCGATGGCGTCAACAACCAGCGGATGAAATCCTACCCTGGAGGATTTCTGATGTTTGCCTGGTCCGGCTCACCAAAGACCATGCGCGGGCGCTCAGCACCACTGATTGTGTGCGACGAAATAGACGGCTACGAACGCACGGACGAAGGCCACCCTGTGAGCCTGTTGTGGCAGCGCGCCGCGACCTTTGGTGATGAACGGTTTCTTCTGGAGATCAGCACACCCACCATTGAAGGTTCCAGCTATATTGATGACGCCTACCGGGCCGGAGACCAGAGGCGATTTTACGTACGCTGCCCCGCCTGCGGATGCGAACAAACCCTAGAATGGGAACACGTCAGCTGGGTTGGACGCCAAAGCGACCCCGACGCCGACTTGGCCGCTATCGACGCCCACCAACCGCACACTGCACGCTACGTCTGCCAAGGGTGCGGCGTATGCTGGGATGACGGCCAACGCATTGCAGCCGTTCACCAAGCCCACTGGCAAGCCAGCAAACCCTTTAACGGCCATGCCTCCTACGAACTGAACGAACTGTACTCCACCTTCCGCCGCCAAAGCGCCATCGTTCAAGACTACCTGGACAAACTCAAACACCAGGACCTACAAACATTCACCAACGTCAGCCTGGCCCGCGTCTGGAGCGAGACCGCCGAACAGGCCGACATTGACGACCTACTGCGCCGCCTTGAAACCTACCTTGCCGATGTCCCTATGGGCGGTGTCTTTCTCACTGCGGGCATCGACATGCAAACCGACCGCCTTGAAGTGGAAATTGTCGCATGGGGCATTGACGAAGAATCCTGGTCCATTCATACCGCCGTTCTCTACGGCGACCCCCTCTTAGGCGACGTCTGGGAAGCACTGGACCGCTACCTCTCTACCACCTGGCAGCACGAAAGCGGTATACGTCTATCCATCCAGGCCGCCTGCTTAGATACCGGAGGCACCTGCGGCTACACCCAAGCCGCTTACCAATACCTGCGTACCAGGACAGGCAGGCGCCTATTTGGCATTAAAGGCGTTGGCGGCTGGGGCCGTCCCATCGTAGACAAAGCACAACGCAAACATTCCGGACGCAACGCACCCAAAATCAACCTCTTTACCGTTGGCGTGGACGAAGCAAAATTAATTGTGATGCGCCGCCTTGCCATCACCCACCCAGGCCCTGGCTACTCCCATTTCCCCACAGACCGTTCCCCCGACTGGTTTGCACAACTGACCGCTGAAAAATTACGTACCCGCTACCTCAAAGGCCAGCCAGTACGCCAATGGACCAAACCCGACAAAACCCCCAACGAAGCATTGGATTGCCGCGTCTACGCCTACGCCGCCCTCAAAATCATCAACCCGCATCTACCCCATGACGCAAAGCGTATTAAAGATGCCGCCGCCTTACTACCCAAGGAAAAACCGCCACAGGACCCCACCCCAGAAGTGCAACACCATACCCCCCATTTCCGCCCCCAACGTCCCCGGCCCCCCTTAAGACGCCGGAGAACATGGGCTAACGACTGGTGACCCATGACATTCCAGCACACCTGCCCAACATTCCCTGCCAAGATCAATGCTGGATGCTCATTACAGATATCCCTTGCACTCAAAGACTACCCCTGGCCCGACTGGACACTCCATTGCATACTGCGTGGTCCGGCATCACTGGACCTCACCGCGCAGGGTGAAAACACCACCCACCGATTCGACATCCCCGCTGCGGACACCGCACAGTGGACACCCGGCGATTACCTCTACCAACTGCGTGCAGCACACAGCCCCCAGACCATCGAAATAAAACGTGGGAAACTCCGTGTTGAGCCAGACTTTGCATCGCTGCCCCAAGGCTATGACGGACGCAGCGACAACCAACGCGCCTTAGATGCCATCAACGCCGTCCTGCAAAAACGCGCCACCCAGGACCAACAGCGCTACCGCATCAACAACCGCGAACTGTGGCGTACCCCCATCGCCGAATTACTGAAACTACGCACTTTTTACGCCGTTGCCGTACAACGCGAAACACCCACCGACACCCCCCGCAGCTGGGGGAACATCGTTCCTGTGAGGTTTGTAGGATGAACCTCTGGACATGGTGGACACAGCGCACAGCCCATCCAGACCCTCCCACCCCAGACACGGCAACACCCCAGCCAAACCACCCCCCGCGGCGCTGGTATCAGCGCATGCTGCCCCTAGGCGGCATGTTCAAAGCAGGGCAGGTGGATACCAATGACCTGTGGAGCAGCATCCCCGTATCCCCGGACGAATACATCACCCAACGTCTTCCAATCCTGGTCGCACGCATGCGCGAACAATGGTCCAACAACGACCATGTCAAACGGTACATTGACCTATGCCGCCGTAACATTGTGGGCCCCCGCGGCATCGTCATGCAGGCCCAAAGCAGAAAATCGCGCAGCGGTGCCCTGGACACCGCCATCAACGACGCCATTGAAACCTGGTGGCAAGACTGGGGCCGCAAAGGCCAGTGTGAAGTCACCGGAAAATTATCATGGCGCGAAATCCAAACCCTCTGCGTAGAGACCTGCGCCCGTGATGGAGAGTTTATTGCCCGAAAAATTTATGGCGCACACGCCGGACCGCATGGCTTTTGCTTACAACTGATCGACCCACTGCGCCTACCCGTGCGCTACCAAATGCTGAAAACAGACCAGACCGGCGGATTTGTCCGACAAGGCATCGAATTTAACCGATTCGGAAAACCGCTGGCCTATCACTTCAGCTCCATTGACGAACGTGACACCTACTACTACAGCATCAATGGACGAGGCTACGTCCGCGTCCCCGCTGAGGAAGTCATCCACATCTTCAAACCCGTGATGGTGGGACAACGCCGCGGCCTGCCTTGGGCCGCCACCTCCCTACTACGTCTGCACCATTTACAAGGCTTTGAAGAAGCCGCCGTACAAAACGCACGCGCCGCTGCTAGCAAAATGGGTTTTGTCCGCTACCCAGAAGGTTTTGGACCGCGCGCCGACGAACAGGAAAACGTTGCCCAAACAATCCAGATGAACGCTGGACCCTTAGCGATCCACGAACTCCCCCAAGGCGCAGACTTTAAAGACTGGAACCCCCAATACCCCTCAGGTGAATTTGGCTTATTCACCAAAGCCGCCAAACAAAGCTTGGCCGCGGGCATGGATATCTCCTACCACGCCCTCTCCGGCGATCTGGCGGACGTCAACTACTCCAGCATCCGCCAAGGCACATTGGATGAACGCGAACGCTGGAAAGAAGACCAGCAATTTTTTATTGAATCCCTCCACACCCCTGTTTTTGAAGCGGCATTGAAAGTGGCATTGCTGAGCGGACAGATTCGAGTGCATGGCAAACCGCTGCCTGCCGAGCAATACGACCGATACCGCCGCGTTTCCTGGCAAGGCCGCCGCTGGGCCTGGGTCGACCCCCGCACCGACGTTGAAAGCGCACTGACCTGCATCCGTGGCGGCCTGACCTCCACCAGCCAAGTCATCCTGGAACAAGGCCGCGACCCCCAGGACGTCTTTCGCGAAATCGCCCAAGACCTGAAAGAAATGCAAGCCTCCGGCATCCCCAACGACTACCTCAAGTACCTGCTGTATGGCGCAGACCTCACTGCCGCCAACACCACACCTACCAAGAAGGAACCCACCCCACCATGACCACAGCCACTGAGGTAGTACGGGACCTTCGCAAAGGCGGCACCCAGTACCGCCATGCCGATGTCCTATCGATAGACGAACCCTCCAGAACCCTTGAACTTGCATTTAGCAGCGAAGCAGCAGAAGTACAAACATGGTCCGGCGTGGAGATTCTCGGCCACCGCCCCGGCGAAGTGCGCCTGCACCGTCTTGGCGACAGCGCGGCGTTATTACTGGACCACAACCCGCGCGATCAAATCGGTGTCGTCCAATCAGCGTCTATCGACCGCGACCAACGCGGACGCGCCATCGTGCGCTTCGGGCGCAGCCCACGTGCTGAAGAAATCTTACGTGATGTCCTGGACGGCATCCGTAAACACGTCTCAGTGGGCTATTTGGTCCATAAAGTTGAAGTGATCGGCCAACGCGACGCAGGCCCCCTATACCGCGCCACGGACTGGGAGCCCATTGAAATCTCCATTGTCAGCATCCCTGCCGACCCCTCCGTCGGCATCGGGCGCGCCTTGGAAAATCCGCCACAGGACACCGCAACAGTCTCGCAACACACTCCAGGCACCCCTGAGGATAAGACCATGACGGAACCATCAACACCCGCCCATGCCGACACCAACAACACGCCCCAGCCGACACCCAACGCGACTGGCACCCCCAACAGCGTCGATGCCGAACGTACCCGTGTCAGACACATTGCTGACCTTGGCAAAACCTACGGGCACCTGGAACTGGCGCACGACTACATTACCCAAGGCCAATCACCGGAAGCATTCCAGCGCGCCCTACTGACAAAACTGACGGACAAAGCACCCATGCCCCAGTCCGAACCCCACACACAGACCGGCATCGGCCTGTCCACACAAGAAATACGGCACTACAGCATCGTCCGCGCGATCCGCGCGTTATTGCCTAATGCCAGCCAGACCGACCGCAACGCGGCGGCCTTTGAGATTGCCTGCTCCGCCGCCGCAGAAAAAACCTACGGCAAACAGGCGCGCGGCCTACTGATCCCCTCGGACGTCCTGAACCGTGCATTCTCCACCACCACCCCGACGGACGGCCCCGGCGGCAACATCATTGCCACCGAACTACACGCCTCCTCCTTTATCGAAATACTGCGTAATAAAACCTGGGTCATGCAGCGCGCTACCGTCATGGGCGGCCTGGTTGGCAACGTCGATATCCCTAGACAGAAAGGCACCACCCAAGCCTACTGGGTGGGGGAAGGCGAATCACCGGAAAAAAGCAAACCTGCCCTGGACCAAATCCACTTCAGCCCCAAATCACTAGCCGCCTATACCGACATCACCCGGCGTCTGCTCCTGCAATCCACCCCGGATGCCGAACAGATCGTACGCAGCGACCTACTGAACGTCATGGCCCTGGAAGTGGACCGTGCCGCCATCTACGGCAGCGGCTCAGACATGCAACCCACAGGCGTTAAACATCACAGCGGCATTAACGCCGTGTCCTTTGCACAAAAAGGGCAACCCTCATTTGCTGAACTTGTCCAGATGGAAACGCAAATTGCACTGAACAACGCAGATGTGAACGCCATGTCCTACGCCTTCAATGCGGGCATACGTGGCTATGCCAAAACCGCCTTGAAGTTTCCCCAGACCGCCGCCAGCGGCACGATTTGGGAATCCGGCAACACCGTCAACGGCTACCCAGCCAGCGTGTCCAACCAGATCAAGGCAGGTGATGTCTTCTTTGGGAACTGGGCGGACCTCATCATTGCCATGTGGGGAGGCTTAGATATCACCGTCGACCCCTACAGCCTCAGCACCAGCGGCGGCACCCGGATTGTCGTGTTCCAAGATGTCGACTTTAACATCCGTCGTACCGAAAGCTTCTGCTACGGCGCAGCCGCCTGACCCTTGAGGAACACACCATGTCTACGACGACAAACACCCTCAAAATCAGCGCTGCGGTTGTAATCCAAGGCCTGATTTACCGCCCTGGCACGATCGTCCAGGTCCCTACGGCACTGGCGCACGATTTAATGCGCCGTGGCCGTGCTGAGCTCGCCGGTGATGCTGATGGCCCCGTGGGAGTGATCATCGACCCACCCAGCGGCGGAGCACCCACGCCCAACACCTTGCCCCCTACAGAAAACAATGAGAAGCCTGCCCCCCGCGGTGGTCGCCGTTGATGCACCATCCATCCTGGGATGACCTAGACGCCTTCCTAGAGACCGATGATTTTGCCGTGACAGCCCAGTTGCACTCGGAGACCTCCGGGCGCGTCCATCAATGCACCATTGTTTTTGACGCGACCTACATTGATGCGGACATCGGCGACTACAGAATGAACGCCCCAGAACCCTGCTTCACCTGCAAAGAGACCGATGTCATGCACTTCAAAAAACATGACTACGCCCTCATCCAAGGCCGCCACTACCGCCTCACCCACGACCCACAACCGGATGGAACCGGCATGGCCCTCGTGCGGCTGGCCCCGATGGTGCCCCCATGATTGGCATCCACATCCACATCCACACCCACAGCCTCACCGCCATCGCACAAGCACTCAACGCCACTGAAACGCAGATGGAGCAGGCCCTACGTTCGGCCAAAATCAAAATGGCGGCGTGGCTGCGTACCCGCTCCGTGCGTGGACTGAGCGACGCATTGCAACTCCAACAAAAGATCGTGCGCCGCCGCCTACGCACCTATCGGCAACGCGACCAGATGAAAGTGTGGTACGGCCTGAACCCCGTCCCCCTCCTATGGCTGAAACCCAAAGCCACCCCTAGCGGCGTCAGCGCCCTTGGCGGGCGTCAGATCAAAGGCGCATTCATTGCCACAGTGCGCGGCAAACGGCAGGTACTCAAACGCCTGGGCCGCGCCCGCTACCCCGTGGCCGTTCAAAAAGCAGACATTTACGCACCCTCCATGACCTATATCGAAAACGGCCTTCTTGACACAGCCACCTTTGAAGCACGCTTTTACACCCTGTTTGAGCACGAACTGCAATGGCGGACACAAACACCGACATAAGCTTAGAAACCCTGCATACCGCCATCCGCGACCAAATTGCAGCGCACTTCCCAGACCTGGCCACCGTTGCGTTTTATCAGGACGATGAAGACCACCAACTGCCCATGCCCGCCTGTTTACTGACACTGAGTGAGATCGAACCCGCCCCCGAAAACGATGCAGGCACCGGACAATTCCCCGCCCTGCTGCGCTTTCAGGCACGGCTTGTCCTAGGACACCGCGGCCCCTCCACCCACCTGCAAGCACGTCTGGCCGCCGCCGCCCTGGGCACCTGGCTGTACCAGCGCCGTTGGCGTGGCATACCAACCGACCCCTGCCGCGTGATTGCCATCTACCCAGACGAATTCAACGCCGAATTAGATCGATACGTCGTCTGGACCGTGGAATGGCAACAACCCGTCTTTCTTGGCAACAGCGCCTGGAACAACCCAGGCACCCTACCAACCAACCTATGGCTGTCCTTCACACCGCAGACCGGCCCCTCCGTCCAAGACAGCTATCACCAGATCGCCCCATGAGACAGACACTCAACGAACACACCCGCCAATTAGCACACCTGATCCTCCAAGGGACCGTCGCCGAGCTAGACCCTGCTACCGCCTGCGTGCGGATTGAAGCCGGAGAACTGCTCACCGGCTGGCTGCCTGTGATGGCCTCACGTGCCGGAGCCGACCGCTCCTGGTGGCTGCCGCACCTGGGCGAACAAGTCATTGCACTTTGCCCCAATGGGGATTCGGCACTGGGCATCGTCTTGCCTGGCAGCCTCTACCAAGAGACCTTCCCCGCGCCCAGCAGCACCGCCCACCAGCCCTGCCTGCTGTTTGGGGACGGAACACGCATCACCTACGACCGCCAAGCCCACGCCCTGACCGTAGATGCCTCCGCCGCATCCGGCACCGTCACCCTCATCTGCGCCACCGCCACCCTCAATGCCAGCGACCGCCTCACCTTGGACACGCCCAGCCTCCACCTCACCGGCAACCTCACCGTAGACGGCACCATCCACGCACAAGGCGACATCACCGCCGCAGGCATTGGCCTACAACGTCACCACCATACGGCCCAAGGACCCAATGCACCTACCACCCCAGCACAGGGGTAGGCGGTTACACATGAAGGCGCGTGATCTTCGGGCGTGGCTGCTGACTAGCAACCCACAGGTCATACTTGAACTGCATGGCTGCCCACATCTCTGCACTGGTGCCAAGCGCATCTTCCAGGCGAAGGGCCATATCGGCAGAGATGCCATTGGTACCATTGAGAATACGCGACAAAGCCACACGGCTGACGCCTAGCTTTGCAGCCGCATTGGTCACAGTGAGCTCACCAAGATACTCACGCAACACTTCACCTGGATGTGCGGGATTGTGCATACGTTTCATCGTGTGTTTCCTAGTGATAATCCTGATAGTCGACCAAGATTGCGTCTTCGCCTTCAAAAGCAAACGTGAGGCGATAGTTGCCATTCACCCAGATGGACCAATGACCTTTTAAGTCAGCGCCTTTTAGTGGGTGCAGTTTCCAGCCTGGAGCATTCATATCTTCGGGGCGCTTGGCACTCTCCAACGCGGTGAGTTGGATACGCAGTTTGGCGGCGTGTTTGGTTTGGATACCAGCGGTTGATCCCACAAGGAAAAATTGTTGAATGCCTTTGTGGCGGAAACTTTTGATCATCAAGCGGCCAGTATACCGTAAATGATCGGTATACAGCCAGAGGTAGTTATAACCAGTCGAACCCACATTAAAATATTGAACAAATGTTCCATATCATGTCCGCATCATGCGTTGCATATATCGGTAACCGATAAAAGAAACGCTTCGGAAAACCCGCCACAGGACACCGCCCAGGGGATCCCCCCAAGCTGCTGAGCATGCGCGGAATGAACATGCACACCGGAAAGCCGCTTGATGGCATCGACCACCTGCGCCAATCGGTGCAGAACATCTTGAGCACCCCATTAGGGAGCCGGATCATGCGCCGTGATTACGGCAGCCGACTACCACACCTGCTTGATGCCCCGATCACACGGGCCCTAACAATGGACCTGTACGCAGCCACCGCACAAGCCCTTGCCGCACACGAGCCACGGATCACCCTGCGGCAAGTGACGGCCCGCGCCACCGCATCGGGCACGGTAACCCTTGCGTTGACCGCCCACTACCTTCCTGAGGGGAAAACCGTCACCCTAGACGGCATCCAGGTGCGTTGATGGACAACACCCTGACGGCTATTGATATCTCCAAGCTGCCCATGCCCGATGTCATCCGGCAAGTGGCCGCAGACGTGATCTTGCAAGAGATGCTGGCTGATCTGGTGGCACGTGATCCGACCCTGAAAGACCTCCTGCCCTCAGACCCCATCTACACCCTGTTAGAAGTGGCCGCCTACCGCGAAGCCGTGCGCCGCTACCAAAGCAATGAAGATGCCAAAGCCGTCATGGTGGCCTTGGCCAGCGATGCCGACCTAGATCATTTGGCCGCATTATTTCGCGTCAAGCGCCTAGTGTTGGATGCAGGTGACCCCTCTAAAGGCATCCCCCCGACGATGGAGAGTGATGCTGCCTTTCGGCGGCGTATCGTCCTTGCACCGGAAGGCTACAGCGTCGCCGGTCCGGAAGGCGCTTACATCTACCATGCCATCAGCGCCCATCCCGACGTGCTTGACGTCAGCGCCACCAGTCCAACCCCTGGAGACGTCATCATCACCGTACTATCACGCAGCGCCAACGGACAGCCCTCACAAGACGTGCTTGACGCCGTTATGGCCGCTGTCAACCAAGAATCAGTACGCCCCATGACCGATCACGTGACCGTACAACCGGCACAGATCACTGACTACCAAGTCCACGCACGATTGCACACCTACGCCGGACCGGATGCAGCGGTCGTCCTGTCCGAAGCACACCGCCGCATCACCGCCTACACCACAGACACATTCCGCTTAGGGCGAGATATCGCCCTGAGTGGCCTGTATGCCGGACTGCATGTAGAAGGCATCCAACGCGTAGAACTCATCACGCCACAACAGGGACTGACGATTGACCGTACCCAGGCGGCCCGCTGCACCAACATCACCCTAGTGCATGGGGGCGTTGATGAATGAACCCCTGCACAGCCTGCTTCCTCCCACGGCAACACCGCTCATGCGCACCCTGGAGCAGGTGATGGCACGCATGGCCGACATCCCGATTCCGTTCAAACAACTATGGGACCCGCACACCTGCCCCGAGCCATTGCTCCCCTGGCTGGCCTGGTCATTGTCCGTGGACACCTGGCGCAGCACGTGGCCCGTGCATATCAAACGCGCGCGTATTGCGGCGGCCATTGAGATTCAGCGTTGCAAAGGCAGCGTTAAAAGTGTGCGCGATGTGGTGCGCAGCTTTGGCGGAGACGTCCTCATCACCGAATGGTGGCAACAAAACCCACCGGCTGCGCCGCACACCTTCACACTGCTGCTCACCTTATCCGGGCAAGGCGGCAGCCAGAGCACCGCCGAATTTGTCGCAGATGTCATTACAGAAGTGATCCGCACCAAACCCGTTCGCAGCCATTTCACCTTTACCCAGGGCGTGCACACCATCGGACAGATTGGCCTCATGGGTGGCGCACAGATCACCGCGTACCGACGCGTACAACTCACCCAGGCCGCATGAGGATGCGATGACCCCACTCCAGATCACCATCACCCCACAGGGCCGCGCCGCCCTGGTGAATGCCGAACATCATGGCACCGTCCCCGTGCGGCTTGCCTCTGTCGGCCTGACCGCACAACACTTTGACCCCGCCGCGGCAACGATTCCTGATGAATCCAAACGCCTGACCACCTTCTCAGGCGGCGTGGTGGCCGAAGATACCATTCACATCACCATCCGCGATGCAACCAGCGACCAGTACGACGTCCGCGGCTTTGGCGTCTACCTGGATGATGGCACCTTATTTGCCACCTACTCCCAACAGGACATCATTCTCAGCAAATCCGCATCGGCCATGCTACTGCTTGCGATTGATGTTCGGTTTGTAGATACCAATGCGACTCATCTTTCCTTCGGTGAAACCTCCTGGAACAACCCTCCGGCGACACAGACAGTGGCAGGCGTCCTCACCTTGTCCAGCAACGCCCAAGCCATCGCGGGCCTGGATGACCGCAGCGCCATACCGCCTACCGCATTGAAAGCCACCCTGGATCACCGCCTGGGCGAAGCCGCCCCTTCCGACTACGCCAAAACACTGATGGCCAGCGCCGATGCGCCCACCCTCCGCCATCTCCTGGGCCTGGGCGATGCTGCCGTGATGGACACCGGATCAGAAAAAGGATTGGATGCAGATTTACTCGACGGCTATCACGGCACCTACTACCTACAATGGAGAAACCTCCAGAACACACCACAGACCTATCCACCGAGCGCCCACCAGCACGCCAGCAGCGACATCCCAGACCTGGCCTCACACCTGGATACCCTGGTGAAAAAAACAGGAAGCCTCATGACAGGCTCGCTCCAATCCCAAGGCACCCTGATTGGTGACGCACTGGGTAACGGACGTATTCCGGCACTGAAAATCGGTAACGATTGCGAATTCTGGGACAACAATATCCCCTACGCAGCCACCTTCCGCAGCGGCACCTCCCCAGCCATCGCACAACTGTTCTTCGGCACCAGCAATCATTGCTATTTCGGCACCAGCACCAAAAACACTAGCACAGTGATTGGCGCAAAAACGGGCTTACTTTGGATTGAAACCGCAGGCAATTACTACTACCAACAACACGACACGACCCACGTTGCCTTTTACAAAAAGAACGGAGGCCACGCCTTTTTCTGGAGACGTAGCGACAGCGGCGGCAGCGGCAGTACCAATGAAGTACAACTGATGGCACTGGAAGACAATGGCAACCTGTCAGTGAAAGGCACTATCGTCTCAGCAGGCGGCTACGCCCAAGGCTCCTCCCGAAAACTAAAAGACATTGAAGGCCCCTTGCCCTATGGCCTGGCAGAGATTGAACAACTCACCCCCCTGATCGGACGCTACAAACCCTCCTACACCCCCGACGGACGCCGCCGCCTATTTTTAGAGGCAGAACAACTAATGGACCTGATGCCGGAAACGGTCAATCCCGAAGGCATCCCCTTCCAAGGCGCTTACGTCCCCTCGGTCAACCTGGACCAACTCCTGCCCGTACTGGTGAATGCCATTGCACAGCTATCAGCCAAAGTAAACGCACTGACCGACGCGCCACGCCACGCGGAAAAATAGCCACAGGACAGCAAACAGCTGTCGCACCGATCATCTCCCCGTCTTACAGCATATGAAGGGCCTGATGACGGAACACTATCTACATGGCGTTGAAGTGCTGGAGATCGACGATGGCGCACGCGTGATCCAAACGGCCTCGAGCAGCGTCATTGGCCTGGTGGGCACTGCACCTTTGGCTGACGCCACCACCTATCCCCTCAACACCCCCGTACTGGTACCAGGATCAACCGCGATGGCGGCCACACTAGGGACAGCAGGCACCTTGCCCCAGGCCATGGATAGCATTTTTGATCAGATTGGCGCGGCAGTGATTGTGGTGCGTATTGAAGATAGCGTGGATGAAACCCAGCGGCTGTCTCATGCCGTCGGTGGCATCAACGCCGCCAACGGCACCTATGAAGGCGTCCATGCGCTGCTGGCTGCCGAAAACATCACCGGCTACAAACCGCGCCTGCTGATTGCTCCAGGCTTGACCCACCAGCGCCCAGAACAGACACAGGCCAATCCCGTTGTGTCCGAATTGATCGGCATTGCCGAGCGGCTGCGTGCCATCATCATTGCTGACGGCCCTGGCACCACTGATGCACAGGCCATTGCCTATGCCGGGGACTTTGGCAGCAAACGCGTGTTCCTGGTTGATCCGCCTATCACCACACTGGGTGCTGATGGCAACACCACCACCGCCTACAGCAGCGCTGCGGTGGCCGGACTCATCGCCAAGATAGATAACCGCAACGGCTGGTGGTGGTCCCCCTCCAATCAACCCATCAACGGCATTCTTGGCACCTCACGCCCCATTGATTTTGCATTGGGCGATGCCACCAGCCGCGCCAATCTCCTGAATGAAAAAAAGATTGCCACCATCATTCGTCATGACGGCTACAGATTATGGGGAAACCGCACCTTATCCAGCGATCCTAAGTGGACCTACCTCTGCGTGGTCCGCATCGCCGATATCATCGCCGATAGCTTACAAGCGGCCCATCTCTGGGCGGTGGATCGCTCCATTACCAAAACATACGCCAGTGATGTTGAGGAAGGCGTCAATGCCTATCTGCGACGACTGAAAAGCCTGGGCGCGATTATTAATGGCAGATGCTGGGCGGATGCAGCACTCAATACAAAAGACGCCATCACCGCCGGGCACGTCTATTTTAATTTTGACTTCACCCCGGCCTATCCCGCCGAACACATCACCTTCCGTAGTCGACTCACCAGTGATTATCTCGTGGAGGTGTTCTAATGTCCGCACCGCGTCATATCCTCAAACACCTCAACCTGTTTATTGATGGCAAAGGCTATGCAGGGCAGGTCGAAGACATCAACCTGCCAAAATTGACCTTAAAAACCGAAGAGTTTCGGGGTGGCGGCATGCTGGCCCCTGTAGAACTCACGATGGGCATGGAGAAGCTAGAGACCGATGTCAGCTTGATTTGCTACAGCAGCGACGCACTCCTACTGTTCGGCGTTACCGAAGGAAAGCAGGTGAACTGCACCGTGCGTGGCTTTCTGGAATCCTTCGATGGGACGACAACATCCCTTGCGATCCATCTGCGCGGCAAAGTCAAAGAAATCGATCGCGGCACCTGGAAACCGCCGGACAAATCCAGCCTAAAACTGGCGTTAGCACTGAGCTACTACAAAGAAGTACATAACGCCACCGTCATTCATGAAATCGACATAGAAAACATGATCTTCCAGCAAAACGGCATTGATCTGCTCGCCCCCGCTCGCAACGCACTAGGACTCTAGCCATGACCGGACTGACCACTGATAAACCGTACATCCGCGAAGCAGAAGGCGGCGTACACATCACCTTAGCCTCACCCGTCAGCATCAATGGCACCACCGTCAATGAACTATGGATGCGCGAACCGACCGCAGGGGATATGAAACGCTCCTTTGCACTCCCAGGCAACGAAGGCGAACGCGAATTGCGCATCTTTTCCAACCTTCTGGAAGTGGCCCCCGAAGCCTTAGAAACCTTCAGCCTGCGTAACTACAAACGGCTACAGGAAGCCTTTCTGATTTTTATCGAGTGAGGCTAACGCTGGAAGAACTCCGCCAAGGCGTTCTAGCCTTAGCCTCACATACAGGATGGTCACGCGTGGACATTCTCGCGCTTCCAACGCGTGAATTCCTATTCTGGATCGACGGATTACCGCGCGATGGCTAACAAAAAACAATTCCACGCAAGCCTAATCATTGCTGGGCACCTGTCCAGCACATTGAAAAGCGCCTTCGGGTCCACACAGCGCAACGTACAACGTATTGGTGCTGCGGTCACCACACTCTCGCGGCAGCAACGTCTGCTCGGGCAAGGCATTCAAACCTTTGGGCGCATGGGTCGTAATATTGACGGGCTGCGCACCCGGTATGACGCATTAACCAGACAATTAGAACGCACCCGCGCCGCGCAACAGCGACTCAACCAAGCACAATCGGCCCTTGAAGGACACCGCGCCCGCCTTTCACAGATGCGCGGACAGCTCGGGGGTGCCGTAGGGGCCTTAGGTGCCGTCTCTGCCGCCGCGTTTTTCCCCATCAAGGCAGCGGTTGAGTTTGAAACCGCCATGCTTGGCGTTGCCAAGCAGGTCGATGGCGCACGCGATCACACCGGCAAGTTGACCTCCGTGTATTACGACATGGGCAACGCCATCCAGCAGCTCGCGCGTACGATCCCCATAGCCACCAACCAACTGGCCGACATGGTGACCGCCGGTGCCCGTATGGGCATTGCCGAAGGCATGAACCCAGAACAGGCAAGAAAAACACTGATCGAATTTACGCGCGTCTCGGCCATGGCGGCCACCGCCTTTGAAATGCCCGCCGGTGAATTGGCCGACAACATGGGAAAAATCGCTGGCATTTTCAAAATCCCGATCAGCGACATTGAGCGTTTGGGCGACGCCATCAACTACCTGGATGACAACGCCATCTCTAAAGGGGGTGACATCATCAAAGTGATGCAGGGCGACCTGGCCGGAGCGGCCTCCACCATGGGCTTATCGGCCAAAAATGCCGCCGCCCTGGCGTCCACCTTCCTCACCCTGGGTGAATCTGCCGAACGCGCTGACACCGCGGCCTCTGGAATGCTACGGCAATTACAAATTGCCAAAATGAATCCCAAACGCTTCCAGATCGGCGTGGGGATGTTGGGCATGACCGCTGACCAACTCCAAAAAGGGATGGTCACCGATCCCCAGTCCATGATGCTGGACGTCCTCACACGCATTAAAAAACTCCCAGTCGAACAACAAATGGAGGCCGTCACACGCCTGTTCGGCAAAGACTGGGGCGGGGCCATTGCCAAGCTTGCGAACGGCGTCGATGAATACCGCCGCCAACTGGCGCTGGCCAACGGAGAAGCCGCCAAAGGCAGCATGTCGCGGGAATTCAAATCTTGGCAGGACTCCACAGCAGGGCAATGGCAACAGACAAAAAATCGCCTATCAGAATCTGCTGTAAGGATTGGCGAGGCATTAGTCCCTGCCGTCAAGGAGTTGTTAACCTCAGTGGCTCCCGTTATTGAGCAATGCTCAGTGTGGATTAGCAAGCATCCTGGCGTAGTGAAAGCGGTGCTGGGAACCGCCCTGGCCCTGGCCGGTGTCAGAGTCGCCGTCATCGCCCTGCGCTTTGCCTTTGCCGCCCTTCACTATCCCCTGTTGCTCGGACTACGCCTGATCGCCTCGTGGCGAGCTGTTGGCACCTTGGCTTCTATGGCCCAAGTACGCACTGCGGCGCTGGCCGTGGGACGTGTGCTAGGCCGCGTCGTCCCCGCCGCTTTCATGGTGGCTGGCCGCGCCGCACTGTGGTTGGGTCGCCTCTTACTCATGAACCCGTTGGGGCTGGCCGTCACCGCCATTGCTTCAGGCGCGTTGCTGATCATCCAACACTGGAACACCATCAAACCGTTCATGACTTCTCTATGGGAGGATGTCAAAAAGATATTCAGTGGTGCCTGGGGAGTGATTACAGGCCTCTTCACCGGCAATTTCGACCGTGTGAAGAACGGATTCAAAACCATGTTTGATGGCATCGGCACCATTGCCACCTCCTTCTTCGACAAGCTCAAATCACTATGGAATTGGGCCACCGAAAAGTTCACCACAATGAAACAATGGTTAGGCATCGGCGACAGCCTGACCCAACACACCATGACTACCGCAGGTGCAGGCGCAGCCCCCACAGCAACGGTGCGCATGCCGCCATTGGCGCAACAACATAGGACAAATAACGCCGATTACCGTAGCTACGCCACCTACAACATTACCCAACAACCGGGTGAACGTGGCGAAACCCTAGCGCGCCGCATTGCCGCACAATCCAGCCAATCACAGAGGCAACCACGCAGCGCCCTGTACGACGATGTCAGAGGTCAAGAATGATCCGTCAAACCCTCTGGAGCGATGTCGCCGCACCCGTTCAAAACGCATTCCAAACCAACAACAGCGGCAACCGGCCTGTTCTGATGATGCTAGGTGGCTACACCTTCTCACTGGCCAGCCTCGTCTACCAAGAACTCGCCCGCGTGAACGAATACCGCTGGGCAGCCATCGAACGCTATGGGCAGCGCGATGCGCGCCAATACACCGGCCCAGGCGATGAAAGTATCGAACTGCCCGGTATTGCCTACCCAGATTGGCAAGGCCAACGTGCCTCATTGGATGAATTACGCGCCTTGGCCGCCCAAGGCAAACCCTTACAGCTCATTGATAGCAATGGCCTCATCCACGGTTGGTACGTCATCGAACGGATTGAAGAACGCCAAAGCGACCATCACCCCAACGGCACACCACGGCGCATTGAATTCACACTCGCCTTACAACGCGTCAACGATGACCAAGCCGTAGAGGCCACCCCATGAGCCTGCACATCTATCTCACACGCCACGGTGACACCGTCGACTGGCTCGCATGGAAGTATTACGCACGCACCGATGCCACCATCATCTCGGCGATTTATGAAGCAAACCACGGCTTAGCCGCATGGGGCCCCGTGCTGCCGGAAGCCATCGCGATCACCTTGCCAGACCCTGCGGCCACACCGCGCACCATTCCAGGAGTCGCATTGTGGGAGTGACGCCCTGCTACCGGCTCATCGCCAACGACAACGATATTACCGCCCTCATCACCGAACGCATGGCAAGCCTACAGCTTTCCGATGAGTCCGGAAGCCATGCCGACACCTTGGAAGTTGTCCTGGCTGACCATCTACCTAACGCCCCGCTCAAGCTGCCACCGATGGGGGCGGAACTGGAACTGGCATTAGGGTATGACGGCCAATTACGCCCAATGGGCGTTTTCGTGTGTAGCGAAATCACATTGTCCGGCTGGCCAGCCACGATGACCCTGCGTGCTCACGCCGCCCCTTGGGAAGGCACCCCCAAAGGCAAAAGTGACCTGCAAACCCAAAAAAACCGCTCCTGGCCCGCCGGAACCACACTCGGCGCCATGCTATCCACAATGGCTGCCGAACACGGCATGACCTGGGCGATCTCCCCGTCTCTCACAGGCGTCGCGCTACCCCACATTGATCAGACAGAAGAATCAGATATCAACGTCCTGCTACGGCTAGCACAGCGTTACGATGCGATTGCTAAACCTGCCGGGGGGCGACTGATCTTTGCCAAACGCGGCGAGGCTAAAAGCGTCACAGGCATTGATATGCCGCGCATCACCTTAACACCTGATGAGATTGCCTCCTGGCAAATGACCTACACAACGCGGGACAGCCCCGGCACAGTGATTGCCTTCTACCGCGTGGCACGCCGCGCTGAACTGCATCAAGTCAGTGTCGGCGACGGGCATCCTGTTCACCGCATCAAACAATACCTGCCTGATGCCACTGCTGCTATCGCCGCCGCTCGGGGTGAACTCTCACGCCGCGCCCGCGCTGAAACCAAACTCACTCTAGAGATGGCAGGGCGCGCGGAGCTGTCCGCAGAAGCCGTCTTGACACTCAACGGCTGGCGGGAAGGAGTGAATGGTGATTGGCTCGTCACCCGTGTGCAACATTGCCTAGACAAAAACGGCTACCGATGTAGCATCGAAGCTGAGCGGCCCAACAACCATCCAGATGTTGCTGCCGCCATCAACACGCAAGTACGCGATCAAGTCGTACGCCCGTCCCGCACCCATCATCAGAAAACATAG